GGTACAGGCATCACGTTCTCAAGCTCGGCAGGCGTCACGGTCACAGGCGACGGTACGCCGACGATCACGAACTGCGGCGACCCCGGCCGTGTCATCAACGTGGTCGGCAAGGCGATTGACGGCGGCGGGAATCATTCCAATTGGGTTTTCACTGTCGGCGCCGTTGTCCTACGTCGCGGCCAAGTCGGCGGCATCCTTGGGAGGGTTGGCTAAGATGATCCTCACGCAATCAACCGCTCCCTACGCAGAGCCTATCAGTCTCAACGAGGCGAAGGCACAGACGAAGATGACGGCGACTGCGGACGATCCGCTTCTGACCGGCCAGCTTGCGGCTGCACGGCAGATTGCCGAGAACGTCACAGGGCGACAGATCGTTGTCGCTACGTTCAAGCTGTACCTCGATTGCTTTCCTGCCGATCAGATCGAATTGCCGAAACCACCGTTGATCGAGGTCGATTCGATCAGCTACTCTGATTCAGACAACGCAACGCAGACGGTAGCCACCACGGTCTACCAAGTGGATACGGACAGCCTTGTTGGCAGGGTCTACCTCAAGCCCGATCAGACATGGCCGTCCGCGTACGCCAAGCCCAAGGCCGTGGTCATCACGTACAAGGCTGGTATCCTCACGCCCTACGCAGCGGCCAATGCTACGGACCTCACGACCTGGAGCGGTCGGAACCCTACCGATGCGGACATCGTGCGTCTGACGGTCTCTGGCGGGGCGTCAGCGGCAGTCCCTACGGGCCTGGCACGTAACACCGACTATCACCTGCTCGACAGCAGCACGAACACCTGCAAGTTCGCGGCCACGTCCGGCGGGACTGCCATCGATATCACGGGCGATGGCACCGGACAGCAGTTCATCATGCGTCCGCAAGACGTTCAACTGTACGACACGATCCGGGCCGCGATGTTGTTGCTGATTGCACACTGGTATGAGAACCGCGAAGCCGTAGTGGTCGGCACGATTACAAGTGAACTACCTATGGCCGTTGACGCCCTATTGAGTGCGTCGGCCGTGCCGAAGATTTAGGGAGACGACATGGAACCGAAAGCCAAGAACGAACCCAAGGGCTGGATCATTCAGGCTGAGATGTTGACGCCAGATCAGCACTGCTATCTCTGCCCCAGTCCGCACACGAAACGCCCCATCGAGAACCCAGTGGACTCGTGGTGGAATGCGGACATCAAGCTGGCGTGGGTTTACGACGTCAAGGCCGACGCCGACGCTGAGTGCAAGAAGCACAAGCAGAACGCGAAGGTCATTCCGGTGCCCGATGCTGAGGCTTAACCTGGGGCCGGGCGACGTTGTACTCGATGGCTATGTGGAACACGACGCCCGCGACGGCCGCGACGCCTTCCCGCTGTCGATGTATGAGGACGGGACGGTCGATGAGATTCGCGCCTCTCACATTCTTGAGCACTACCAACGCAGCCACGTTCCGTATGTCCTAGCGGAATGGGCGCGGGTTCTCAAGCTCGGCGGCGTTCTCAAGGTAGCGGTTCCCAACTTCGATTGGGTCTGCCAACAGCAGGCAGAGGGCAAGGGCTCGTCGCGATTGCTCGAAGCCTACGTCCTTGGCGGGCAAGTCAGCAAGCACGATTACCACAAGTCGGCGTTCACAAGCGAACAGTTGAGGCAGGAACTACAGGCGGCCGGGTTCACTAGCATCGAGCCGTGGGAATCCGACGCGGACGATTGTTCCGCTTTGCCCGTGTCCTTGAACCTTCAAGGGACGAAGGGCGAGCCGGTCGAGCAGCCGCGATGCAATGTCATCGCGATGATGTCCTGTGCCCGCATAGGGTTCGTGGACGCCTACGCCTACGCAGAGCAAGCGTGTCACGAAGCGGGTATCAACCTAGCACGATGGCACACCGCGTTCTGGCATCAGGGCATGGAGACCGGCTTCGATAAGTGCCTCGCACAGCAGGCCGATCTAGTCGTCACGATAGACGGCGACAGCGTATTCCTCCCGCAAGACTTGCGGTACATGCTGGCTATCATGCAGGCTCACCCGGAAGTCCATGCGTTGAACGCGGTGCAGTTGCATCGGGAGTTCGGGGCGCAGCTCGTTTCGATGAGGGATGAGAACGGCGAATGCCTTGACGACGTGCCGCTCTGGACATTCGATCAGCAGTTGACGCAGGTTGACACCGCGCACTTCGGGCTGACCATCATTCGCCCGCAACGGCTGCTTCACATGTCGCGGCCGTGGTTTGAGTGCTTGACTGCCACCGATGGCTCATACGACGCTGACAAGGGCAGGATAGACGCGGACGTGAACTTCTGGCTGAAGTGGCGGAAGGCTGGTAACACACTATACCAGGCCAACCGCGTTCGGCTAGGGCATAGGGTCGAGCGTATCCTGTGGCCGACTAGGACGTTCGGTAGCGTGTACCAGACGTTAGGTGAGTTCGAGGACCACGGGAAGCCGTTAGAGGTTAGATGATGCCAGGACGCCCGACAGGACATCGCATCGGCAAGATGCGCCATTGGGTGCAGATCGAATCGCCCGCTGAGTCTACGAACGCGCTAGGCGAAGAGATCAAGGCGTGGTCTGGCGCCGGGTTCACGTCAACGGACTGGTGGGCTGCTATCGAGCAGTCGCCGGGCACGATGAAAGTCGAGGGCGACTTCATAACGCCGGAGGCCACGCACGTTATCACGATCCGCTTCTTCAGCGGACTGACTACCGACGACCGGATTACTCAGAGTTCGCAAGCTAGGATCTTCGAGATCGTAGGCATCCACGACATGCAAGAGGTAGAACGGTATCAGGTGCTGGCGTGTATGGAGGTTAAGGACTGATGTTCACAGCGAAACTAGAGGGAGCGCAGGAACTTGAACGCGCCTTGATGCGTCTTGCCCGTGCCCCTACAAAAAAAGCAATGCGGCAAGTCAACAAGGACGCTATCAAGACTACGATCCTACCTGAGACGAAACGCCGCGCCCCTGTCGCGTCAGGCTTGATGCGAGATTCATTGACTGTTCGCGCGGGCAAACGCAAGTCTGGACAGATATTCCATCACGTCACGTTTAAGAAGTCGGCTGTGGCAAAGCTGCGTGGCACCGCTGACGTTGGCAGTGATGCGAGCGGTGGGGATAGCGCAACGCAGAAGAAGGTGTACTTCTACCCGGCTGCTGTTATCTATGGATTCGTGGGGCGTGACGGCAAGCACCATGAAGGTGATAACTTTATGAAGAAGGCCGCCGAAGCCAAAGCCGCCGCCGCATTCAGGAAACAACACGCTGGCCTCTGGAAAGTGGTTCGCGGGGAGTGGGCTAAGAAGTGAGCATTCAAGGCGCATTGCGAGCGGTGCTGGTAGACGACGCCACAGTCAAGGCGATCACGACGACCGTGCGCCCTCAGTTTCTATTCGAGGGCGATCAGCCCGCAGTGACCTATACTCGCACCGGCGGCGAACCTGTCGAGACGCAGACCACAACAGGCGGGCAGTTCGGCAGGCATCAATTCACAATCCGCGCATGGGCGATTACAGAGCTGGCGTGCGAGACATTGGCTCAGGCGTGCTTCAACGCCGTTGACCATTACTCAGGGACGAAGGCCAGCACCGCTATTCAGATGATGGTGCCCACTAGCATCATGCGCGACGTTATCAACCTATCACCGACAAGCAACCAGTTACGTTTCAAGGGTCAAGAGTTCGATGTGGACGTTTGGCCAGAGACTACTTAGGAGCCTATCATGGCACACAGTGACGGAATTGTAGGCGTTGGGGCCGTGCTCTCTACTGGGCTCGGCACTCTCACCACCCTGACTGCATGGGTTCAAGTCCGCAATATCAGCGGGCCTACCGCCGCTACCGATGACATAGAAGTCAGCCATCAGGGCAGCGACGGCGCGTACAAAGAGTACGAGCCTGGCATGACTGAGCCGGGCGAGATGAGCGGCGATGCGGTCTACAAGAAAGCCGAGTTCAGCACTCGCCAGCAGACCATCCGCACGACGGGCACATACAAGATCACATGGCCTGGCACGTCGAGCCTGGCTTCGCGTGGGCACCTGTCGGACCTCGGCGTCGAGACGCCTTACAACGATGTAGTGACCATCCCGTACCGAATCAAGCTGAGCGGCGTTCCGACGTACGCTACCAGCTAACCGCCATTGCAAGGGAGACGAATCATGGCAGACCAGACATGCGTAGACTGCTCGCGTATCTTTGACGACGAACCGCCCGGCAAGCATGTTGACATGCTGGGCAGAGGCTTCGTCTGCAAGGCGTGCCAAGAGGGCGCCGTTGACGAGGTGGAAGTACCGGACGCACTGGAGACTCCGCCCGACCCTCGCGCCTTCATTCGTGCCCGGTCGAATCGAGACACGGACCCGCTGGAAGTACCAGAGTGGGGCGTGTCTATCTTTGTACGCAGGATGGGCGCCGATGAGGTGCAAGAGATGCAGGAGTTTTTCGCGGGCGACGATAAGGACAATATCAAGAACCTCGTGGAAATTGTCATTCGTGGTGCAGCCAAGAAAGACGGCTCCCGTATCTTCACGGATGATGACATTGAGTGGCTTGTCACAAAGGAGTTCCAAGCCATTGAGCGCATCGCCGATACCGTGCTGAAGTTCAACGGCATGGTCAAGGACGCCGTTAAGGATGCAGCGGGAAACTCCGACGCGACCCCGAGCGATGGCTAGAATGGGAAATTGCCCTTGCCCTGGGTCGCACTCGCAGTGAGTTGCTTGCAGGCATCAAACATACGGAACTTGTTGAACTCAAGGCTATCTGGCGGCGTGCCCCGCGCAGTGCTGAGTATGACAATATGGGTCGTGCGCTTCAGCTCGTGATGTACGCCAACGCCAACAAGGGGAAGGGAAGCGCCTTCAGTATAGACGACTTCCTTCCGCCGTCCGTAGTTCGCGAACGGCTGGCACTGAAGATGGAACGCCCGGACAACTGGGAAGCGTCGCGAGACGCAGCCAAGAGGTACGCCGAGAGCTTTAACTAATGGCTATCGTCAAAACACTTCTGACACGGCTTGGCGTCAAGTCCAGCGTCTTCAATCGCAAGATGAAGCGCGCCGGGAATACCGTCAAGCGGTTCGCAAAGAGAGTGGCGTTCGCTGGCGCGGCGATGGCTGCTATCGGAGTGGCGAAGGGCCTTCGTGGAGCCATCGCGTTCGAGAAGCAGATGGCGGAAGTGTCGACGATGCTGTCCGGCAATGTCGGCCCGCAAGTTGCGAAGTTCGCGGCGGACATCAAGGCCCTGTCCATGGAGTTCGGACAGACGAAGGAAACGCTATCGAAGGGATTGTATGACATCCTATCCGCTGGCATCGCTGCTGCGGATGGCTTGGACGTTCTGACGGTTGCCACGAAGGCTGCGATTGGCGGGGCGACTGATACGGCGACAGCGGTTGACGGGTTGACCACTGTTATAAACGCCTACGGGTTGGACGCAAAGCAGGCGACGCGCGTTTCTGACTTGATGTTCCAGGTGGTGCGAGACGGGAAGGTAACGTACGCGGAGTTAGCTGAGAACATCGGCAAACTAGCTCCGCTAGCAAAGACGGCCGGCCTGAGCCTTGACGATATGATGGCTGCCATCGCAACGGTAGTCAAGGTCGAGAAGCCCGAACGGGCTATGACAGCGATAGCGGCCGCGATGGCGAAGGCGGCGCAGATGGGGACAAACCTTCTGACGCTTGTCAATCGCTTCCGTGGCAAGTCTTTGATGGACATTATGGGGGCCGGAATTAGCAAACGCGCAGCCGTAGGCGTCGCGTTGTTGTCGGGGAACATCAAGACGCTGCATAAGGAAATGGCCAACATGCGCGGCTCGGCCGGTGCAGCCGGTGAAGCATTCGACAAGATGGCTGGCACGACCGATCAAGCGATCAACAAGGCGCGCGAGTCTGTCAACGTGTTGCTTAAGGGCATAGGCGAAAAGCTCATGCCAAAGGTCAAGGAAGTAGCGGATGCGTTTAATCAGTGGGTATCTAGCGGGGATGCGCTCAAGGACATGATGTCTGTTATCGAGGGGATCGCCGACGCGGCGTGGTTGGTATACAAAGCATTCGAGGCCATGAAGCTGTTGTTCACAGAACTGCCGAGCGCGATGCAAGATATAGCGGAGGCCGACACGGTTGCCGACATGGCGAAGGCATTCGACATAGACGCATACAAGAAGATGAACAAGGAGCAGCGCGATGCGTTCAATAAGGAGAACCGCGAGCGCATTGACGGAATGGCTAGTAGGGCATCAAGGATGGCAGCGAGGGGCGACCTATTCGCCAAGTTCCGCGATCAGTTAATCGCCGGCCGTGAAGGGAAAAACAAACCTAAGCGCCAAGACTTCCAACCCAAGATCACCATTACGTCGTCTCAGTTCACGAACACGAAGGCGGAGCGGGATGCGCAATCTGCTGGCGGGAAGCTAATGGGCGGCATCTCTGACATCGGCTCGCTATTCGGCAACATGGGGAAGAAGATCGGCACCGAGATAAAGGACAGCATCGGGCGCACAGCACACGTCGCACAGATGCGAATGTGGCTCGGTCAAGAGGAGCAACAAGCCACAGGCGCCGCAGGCTTCGGTCAAGTCATCGGCCGTGGCGTTGACATCGGCGCCCTTGCCATGGCAACTCACAAGAGCCCGGAAGTCAAGGCGACTGAGAAGGTTGAGAAGGAAGCGGCGAAAACAGCTACGGCGACACAAGGGCTCCTGGCACTGTGGCAAGGTGGCGGCTAATGGCGATTACCGTTGTCAAGGATCTTCGGGAAGGCTTCAGCCTAGAGCGTGCCAATGGCATCGACCGGCTGAGTACCCGCTACAATATCCACGGGCTCTCTCAGGGCGGCGTCGCTGGCAACATAGAGGCGATGGCCGATGAGAACGTAGAAGGCGAAGGGGAAACACACTGGCAGGCGACGCGGTTGTTCTGTAAGCGTATCTCTCCGACGATGCTACCGATCCAGGACGAGAAGGAATCGGGCAAGTGGAAGACTCAGCTTGCCCTGTCGTTCGAGGGGCAGAGTACGGAATCCGGCCAGCCCGACAGCGCGGAGGCAGCACAGATCAGCGTCGGCTCGCAGGTAGTAATGGGCGAGACGACGAATGACTACCTCGGGGCCGTGCTTGAACTGAAGTACAGGAACGTCAACAACTACTATGACGACCAGTTCGACGACAAGACATCGACCTTCCAACACCCACAGGGCATCATCGTCCCGAAGCTGATGACTGATTCGCGGATAGGATTCACACGCAAGGAACTGAGCGACCCAAGTGACAAGTCCGACTTTTTCACGGGCAAGGTCAACGAAGCCGGCTGGCTTGTGCGAGAAGATGATTCCGCTAGGACATGGATGTGCATGGCGATCCTTGGCGTCAGCACCGACAACGGCTCAACGTATGATGTGGCGTACGATTTTCAGAAGGCCAAAGAACGGCTCATCGGCGGACTTCTGATTAAGGGATGGGATCCCGAGATCACCTACCAACTGCCGGACGGGCAAATCCCAATCGACATCGACCACGCAAACCAGGGCGGACTAGCTCACAAGGGTGCGCAGATCTACTCCGAAGCAGACTTCAACGAGCTTAACTTGAAGGTGACATAACATGGCAAAGCAATCAGTCCTCTACAACGACTATCACTTCCCAGGTGCTGTTATCTTCTCTGGTACGGCTTCATTGCCAGCAGGCACGATCACGAACGCGATGGTCAATGCTGCCGCTGCTATAGCCGCGACGAAGGTAGTCCACCAGTTCCCTGTGTCGTATAAGGTGCCTGATGGTACGACGGTAGCGGCTACCTCGGGCGACGGCGTACCCATTCACATCGTCAACGCCTCTGGCGGAGCGACGCTTGTTGCTGTCGAGGTGTCGTGTACGGATGCCCCTAGCGGCGGCGACTTGACTTTCACTGTTGACATCCAGAAGGCGGACGCGGCGGCGGCGGCTGCTACGGTGATGACCAGTGTGATAACGTATCCGAACGCGACGGCTGACTACACGGTTCGCCCTGGCACTATCACAACGTCGGCATTCGACGATGGCGATACCGTGCTCGTGCAAGTCGCTGTGAGTGGCAGCACTGGCACGCAGGGGGAGGGCCTCATCGTAACGTGCTGGTTCCAGGAAGCCTCATCGTAGCATGATACCGAGATTGAAAACAGGGCCGCGCGATTGGCTGCGCACCGTCAATCTGTTGGTGGCAGAGGCCAATCAGGAATGGCGGCCGGGGCCTGGCATCATTGGGATGCGACATGCTCCGGGATTGAACTGGCCTGAGATACGGCGCCGGGTTGGCAAACAAAGGCGTTGGCGCGCGTTCGGAGTTGGCGAGATCGTCACGAACGCTGGCGACGGGACGTACACGCTGCATAAGCAAGAGTGGGACGGCAACTCCTGGGAAGACCTCGGCTCTGAACTTACGGCACGAGACTACCTAAGCCGCAAGCACGGGCACGCAGACGCCAACCAGTTAGTGCTATGGTGGGAGCAAGTCCAGAACGACGGAACCGTTGATACGCTGATTGACGTAACTCAACAGACATCGCCGTTCCTCGTGACTGTCACAGAAGACGGAGGCGTGTCCGGCGGGGCGGCCGCAAACTGCACATGGACCTACACCGTCAAGGACGTAGGCGCCGGAACCACGATTGGCACAACGATGAGCCCCGAGCGTGCAAGGTTCGCCAACACGACATACACGAAAGCGGCGGCTGGCACGTACGGCCTGGCAGGATACGACGGGTCAACGCTCAAGTTGCTCGTGTGTTACGATGAGATACAGGGCACAACGATCTGTCCCTAATGGTTGACGGCAAGGTCCATCTCGATGACGGCAAGGTTCTCATTGTGGACGGCAACGTTGCGATGGACGATGCGTGCTGTTGTGTAGGGTCGCCTTGCCAGTATTGTGACGGCGACACGCCGGCGTCGATTGATCTTGTCGTATCAAGTGTTACGTTCTGCGGCTGCCACGTTGACACGCCGGGCGAGCTCTCCTGGAAGTGGACGTCTGACCCACCGGTGAACGCCACGCACGGATTGTCGCAGGACGGTGGTTTTCCATGCAAGTTCGCCAAGCGGATCGAGTTCGATGAGGGAGAGCTTACCATCGAGCGTCACGACGACGGGGCCTGCGGGTCGCTCGACACGACTTGGAATGTTGACTACATAGACATCATCGCCATTTACACGAATGCAACGACGGTATCTGTAGGCATCACTGTAAAGTTCGTAGAAGACGGCTCGACATATCAGTTGTTCTCAGGGACGAATACCGTAGGGGCAGAAGACGACGTGTGTGCAGAGACTATCGTTGTATCGAACACGACCACTTGCGGGGCGTGGGCGTCTGGCGACTTCGCTGAGAACGGTACGGCGACGGTGACTCCATGAAGTGCCTTAGTAGAATCTGCACAGGCCACCATTGTCAGACGTGCAGGGACTTGGATGGTGGTAGGGCTTGGCGTGCATCCTTGGCTCGTTCATTCAACGTATCAGGACTCGACTTCGCCTGCCCGTTCGGGAACCCATGGGGGTTCGTCGGGAAGTTCGGCAGGCCGGACAAGTGCCCGTCCGCCACCTGTGCTAAGTGTGGCGAAGCTACTACGTGCGGCGTTGACGGTGCCACTTGTGGCGATCCGTGGAAGGTTGACTGTTTCAAGAGGAGACTGGTCAATGGCTAAGTCGAGCGATCCAGGTGATACGGTAACGTGGCGGGCTCAACTCGCTGGCGCCATTGGCGAGATCAACGGCACGCAGAGCGCCATCCTTCGCGAAGCCAAAGAAGGCCGCGACGATCACATACGAATCTTCGAGCGGCTGGACAAACAGGGCAACAGACTCACTGCACTGGAAACCGCGAAACAAGCGGAGAAGGAAGCGGAAGAGAAACTCCCGTGTGCTGTTCGGGATAAATCGGTCGCGTGGCCGTTAGCTGCGTTGTTAGCTATCGGTCGAGTAGTCAAGTGGATATTTTGCAAGAGCTAAGGGAGACGAACATGCGAAGCAAATGGAAACCCCACGTATTGACGGTTGTGGCAGTGGTGGCCGTGCTGTGGTGCGCGGTGCTGTGCGGATGTAGCGGCGTTGAGATGAGCCCAAAGGCGCGGTCGTGGCTGAACGACCGCGTTATCGTCGCCAACGAGTCGGTGCAGCGTGCCGAGGCCGGTACTCTGTCCGAGGACGGCAAGACGAAGATCATGGGCTACATGCGTGACACCTTGACCATCATCCAGCAGATGGACGACGGCGAAGACCCTTTGGCCGAACCGAAGTAAGGACCGCCTGGGGCGCGTTCTACATGCTCGGCATGGGCCGAAGGAGATGGATGCTGTGGAAGAGACCACGATACAACCCGGAATGAAGCTCGGTGACGTCTACACCCTTGAGGATCTCCTGGGCCTCGTGCCCGAGTTCCTCCGCCCGCTCATCATGAAGTACGGCCCTCTGCTGCTCGACATGCTCTACGAGGAATACCTCGAATGGCGAGCCCTGGTCGACAGCGACGAACACGACGCCGCCTACAAGCAGCTCGTCAGCGGCATGGATGAGGACGCCCTGTTGGCCGAGTGGGAGCGAGGCAACGAGGAAGGCCGGCAACTTGCCAGCGAGAACGCCAAGGCGATCCAGATGCAGAAGGATATTGTCGTGGAGATCGTGAAGGTACTCGCCGGCGCGGCTGGCCTACTGGTGGGGCTTTAACGCGGCCCTATGCTTCGCGTGGCTCAAGGTGATGTGGAAGACGGACCAGATAGCGGCGATGCAATACGTCGCCGATGTGACCGCCTGGATGGCGGAGAAAGCAACAGGCAGGAAAATGGAGACACCGAAACTGAAGAGCGGGGCCAAGACGACAGAGTTCTGGTTGACCCTCATAGCCACAGGCGTCGCCGGCGGGCTCGCGCTCGTCGGCGAGCAGCCGTGGGTCAAGGCGGTCCTCGGCATCATCGCCGTGGTCGGCCCCATCATGTACGGACTTGGCCGCGCCTTCGTCAAGCGCGAGCAGGAGAAGGTCCACGACATCGTCAGCGACGGCGTCGAGGTCAAGATGGACGCAGCCCTCAAGGTCCTGGACGTCCTCGTCAAGGAAGCCCAGAAGAATCGGAAGGCCAAAGACGATGTCCCTCCCGCAGGAAACGATTAAGATCACGCCCGAGTGGGCGAAGACGCAGCAGGAGCTTGAGTTCCTGTGCTACGACCTGACAATCGCCCGCTGGAACGACAACTGGACCATCACGGGCGGCATCGACGTTGGCGGCATCCAGGGCACACAGCGGTTCCACGTCCTTGATGTCCGTGGCAAGCAACAAGCACTTGATGAGGCACTGGACAAGGCTCGCAAGATCGTTAAGGCACGCGACGGCACGTAGAGAATCCCGCGCGGGAGATGTGGCGGCTCGTCACCGCCCATCGTCTCCCCCTGCCCCCCGTTGGCTTCGGCCGGCGGGGGGTTTTCTACGCGCCATCAAAATAATATCCGCCTTTCGGCATTTTGTCCTTGCTTTACTATCCGCCATAACGTATAACTAAAGTATGAGCAACAAAGAAAACAACCAGAGACGGGCCAAGCAAGGCGGCGAAGTCGGAGCCAACGGCGAATGGTACGAAGGCGGCAAGTACATTGCCACCACAGAGCGGGGCAAGGGCAAGCCCGGACGCAAGGGCACCGGCAGACAGCGGATCGCGGCGAATGATTGGGCGGTTGCCCCCGAAGGCATGATGAGCCTTTACAGCCAGTTCGCCCACCTGGTCAACTGGAACACCCGCGAGATCATGGAAGGCCCCTGCAACTACTACGGCAAGACGGTTGAAGAAGTCGCCGAGATGATGAAGAAGTGGGAAGCCGGACAGAACTGGACGCCCGCTGCCGGGTAGGCGGCGGAACCAGATGCGATTGGACAGGCCACGAACAACCGTAGAACCGTAGAACCGAAGGAGACATGATGGACGGCGACTTGATTCTTGAAGCCTTGAAGATCAGCAACCCGGACACGGCCACGCATTTCGCACCGATCAGGGTAAGCGGTGATGTCGCGATTTGGTCATCGGTAGGCATTGATATTCTGGCCTATGCGTGGCTACATAAGCTCCGCAAGATTTGCTGCGAATGGGGCGGTATGATTGAATTGCAATCGTGCCTGCCCGATGGATGGACAATCGACGCCATGTTCTACGCAAGGCACGGCGCCCAGCCGCAACACATCATCTGTAGCAAGCCTACGCTTGTCGAGACGTGTGCAGAGGTGTTGATTCAGGCGCACGAATTCCAGTGGACACGTCACAAGTGCGGCGACTGTGGCAGCCCATGCACCACATACCTGGGGATGGGCGCCAGAAAGCCCGGCATTTGCCTCGACTGCCACCGGGCGCGAGAGGATCGCAAGCAAGCAAGGGAGGCAGGCCAATGACCCGCCCCACCACAACCGAACTAGGCCAGAAGCTACGCGACGCCAGGGCATGGGCGAAGATGACGCAGGCACAAGCGGCGGAGTCTGCCGGCATCCATCAGAGCCACTGGTCAGAATACGAACTCGGCACAGTCGAGCCCAGCATAACCGTCTTGCGTAGGATTGCTAGGGCGGTAGGCACGGAAGCCCGGGAACTGCTATGATGGACATTCCTGCAATCTACTCTAGTTTGTCCATGCCGGGCGGATTAGCGTTGACAGGACAGGCGGTATGCGGGATACTTACAGACGATGACCGGCAAGCATCCAACCACGAACCCGAACCTCCCCCGCTCGCGCCCCTCTGAAGGCTTGCCGGTCATTCATGGGCGCGGGCGGGGGCTTTGCATTCAACCTCTCACGAGGACGCGATATGTGTGACACGCCCATTCCAGCAATCCCTAAGCATTCCGACGTGGTATCATGCCAACAGGTAGCCGATAGGGCAGCCATGATGCCCCAATCGTGCGAGGCGACGTATCTGCGGGCAGCAGACGGCACCGGAAGCCCCCGAAATGCCATCAAGGCGTTCTGTCAGATGTGCATGGGCTGGGAAGGATACCAGAGGGCGATCAGGCAATGCACGGACCCGGCCTGTCCACTTTACCCGTACCGGCCGTATCAAGAGTAACCCCCCTGTGGCGGCCCGGCCGCACTTTACCCCGTAGGAGATGGACTATGACAGAGGACAACGATCGCAGCTTCGGTGACATCATCGTCGGATTCGTCGTGTTCTTCGTGCTGGGCGTTCCGGTCCTGTTGCTTCAAGGATGGGTCGTATCGACGATGTGGCGATGGTATGTTGTCCCGCTCGGCTTGCCTTCGTTCGGCTGCATTCAAGGTGCTGGGCTCTGCGCGTTCCGAATGCTCTTCGCCAAGGGCACAACAGCCTTCGAGAAGTACGAGACGCTTACCGGCGGCATGATAACCATGGCGTTCATTGCGGTGCTTGTGCCGCTGTTCATCTTGGGATTCGCGGCGATCATTCATTCGTGGATGTAGCCACCCCCGCACTTTACCTGGGAGACTGACGATGGCAATCACGTACACCTGTGACGCATGCGGACTGGCGATGACATCCGCCGAGTACAAGGGCGGTTGCTCCATGCACGGCAGTGGCGACCTCGGGACTAACGTTCCGGCGGAATGCGACATTGTCTGCGATCAATGCGCCCAGAAGATGACGGACGCCGTGACCGCCGCCTACGTCTCGATTCGCAAGATCGCAGAAGCGTAACCCCCCTGCGCGGCGGCGTTCCAACTGTCTTGGCAGCCTGCGGTAGGGCGCCGTCGCCAGGGATTGAGGTGGAAGATGATGACTGAAAAGGAAATTGCGGCGATCAATCAAGCCGAGTCGGTTCTAGATTGGCTTGACGAAGTGTTCAAAGGCAAGGGCACACTGACAGGCCGCTCGCAACGGATGGGCGACTGGAAGACGGCTCGTCGCCTTGTGCGAGAGGCGCTATTTGACCTGCGTGCCGTACTCAAGGATTGCGTCGTGCCAACACCGGGAGCCCCCCAATGAACGAGACATGCCCGTACTGCAAGGCGGAAGAGGACGCGGTGATTCGCGGCTATGGCTTGCGTGTCATGTGGACATGCGGCACTAGCCGACGCAACACGAGTGGAATCGTCGAGCAGTCTACAGCCTGCAAGGACCGCCAGATCGCCGCCCTACTGATGATAGTGGGTCGCTTACCAAAGACCGCGGACGGGGTGCCGGTGGTGCCCGGAATGCGAGTATGGACGGCTCCTGAATGCGAGGATGACGGCGACGCGATGGAACATGACGTGACCGGCCTCATCAACTTCAACGCCTGTCACTGGTGCGATGGCGATGGACAGGAGGCGTTTATCAGTTCGTGGGATGATTGCCATCAGGACTGTGACAGGGCACGCGACACACACAAGTGCTACTCCACCCGCGAAGCCGCCGAGCAGGCGAAGGAAGGACAGGGCGAAGCACTTGCGACGTGCCCCCAATGCGGGGCTGACGGACCGGCGATGACAACACGGCAATTCTACCGGCACACGGGCGGCGGAGTGATTCACATTATCGACGGGTCGGCGTGCTACGATCGCCGCCTCGCCACCCTGCTGACCAAGTTCGCCGCCCGCGACACTGCCACAGAGGCGCTGGTGGAAGCTATAGAGCATGGCCAGGCGTGCATCAACACGATCCGCGCCGCCCTCGCCCTTGCCGCCAAGCAGAAGGAGGCATGATGGACACCGACAGAATCCGCGAAGCGTTGGCCGTGTGCCCGGTGGAGTGGCAGAGCCAAGGTAGTCCGCGCCGCATTGTGTATTGTGACGTGCGGCAACGAGTTGTAATCGAGGCTGAATGGGAGAGCGGCTTGTTGGGGTATATGACGCCATCGCCCTACGAACTCTCCGCCCGGCTTGAGAAGGCGTGGCGGGAGGCGTTGGAGGACGAGGGCGTTAACGTCGAATCCGAAGACGGCGACCACTTCCTCTACCGAAAGGAAGATGAAGTCAAACTTTACTATACCGCCCAAGTCGAATGGCGCGGCTGCCCGGCGGCGCAGACATTCACGTCGTACCTCGACGCGCTCACCGCTGGCGTCTTGTATGTGTTCGACAAGGAGGCCCCCAGTGAGTGACCGCAGCAAACAACTCGCCGAGATGATCTGCCCTGACGGCTACCCAAGCTGGGTCTACCCATGGCTGGCTGAGCCTCGCAAGGCAGTGGACCTCTCCGACGAAAAGTATACGGTGAAGTTGATGGCGTGGTTCATTATGCGTCCAGAGGCGAGAGACACCACACTACCGTGGGCCGCCGGCATGACGATGGGAGCAGAGGCAGCCGCGCAGACCATCTTCGACATCATCGCCGACGCCGTACTCCCGCAACCCGCCACGAGAGAGAAGGTAGAGTGAGATGACACCGCATGATCTGACACCTGCGATGCAGCGGTTGCTTGTCCGCTTCTATCACGCATGGCCAGACTTTGTGCCAATCTCGAACATTCACGGCGCAACGCAGAACGCCTTGATACGGCGGGGCCTTCTGTCGCACTATTGGCATATCACGCCGGCTGGAATCGCATTCGCGAAAGTCCTCGACACGGCCGATGGGCCTTGACACCCCCGACAGCAAGGAGAGAGTGATGAAGCCACCCAAAGGCTACAGCCGCATATCACTGTGTTGGGTGCCGCACTATCCAGTCAGGTGCCCGACATCCGCGTGCCCGTACAACGAAGAGGGCCGGTGTAATTCTCCGCAGTTCAACAAAGGCAACGACGATGCGAAGTGCTTCCACTGGAGCAACCGCAAGTTGATCGAGCAACTTGAGGAACTTTCCTCTTGACACCGCCCCCGAAGAGAGCGTATAAAGACATTGTGATGGTGAATAGGCTTGACAACTTCTCAACAGAGAACCATCACGTCCCGTGCCTTCACCGGCCGGGGCGTGCTTTTTTGTCCACGGCTGGCGTGAGCTTTGATGGATTGAGGTTACCCCGCCCCCGCCGCAAGTCTAGGCGCGATCGCTCCTGTGGCAGCCGGTGCGAGATTAGTACGAGCCCGTTTCGCAACGCGCCCACGCCCGAAAAGCGGCAAGCTCCGCCAGCCACCTTAACGACTCCCCGCGAAAGCGGGACACGATACATGCCCGGTGCTTGTGTGAGCGGCTTCGTACAGGCCAGGCGGAATCGGCGACACACATTGCCCCGCCTGCGAAACATCCCAGTCCGGCCGGTACAGCATTCCTGTCAGACGGTTGGGCCAGACCTCTCAGCGTACGTCTGGCGTAATCCGGCCACCGGGCACCTATTCTTTCGTGACAGCCGGGAGAGACCGGCATTCGCCCCTAACGGCCTAACCTCGTACTGCCCAGACCTGGGCTTGCGGAAAGGACCACGTTCGACTCGTGGAAGGGGCAGTACTGGCGGGATGGCCCGCAGCGCCGACAGCGATGGGGTAACCCTGCCTGTCCGCGAGTCGGTTGGGAACGTTGGATGTACGGCCTTCCCCGCCAGTTATTCGGGAGGTAGCACACATGGAAGCGGCCTGTTCGCAGGTCACGGGTTCGAGCCCCGGCCTCCCATTTCGGAACGTGGCGGAAATGGCCTACGCAACGGCTTCCTATTGCACTCAGTGGGAGCCAGACGTCCATCCGGCGTGCAGCAACGGGTGGGTCAGTCCAGGTTCGAGTCCTGGCGTTCCGAATTCTCTGTAAGCCTGTCGCCAGATTGCACTCAGCCCCCACCCCCAGGAGACACCATGCTTGTAAGCCAACTGGAACACGGCGACTACTTCAGGCATCCCACAGGTGCGCTCTGCCGTCGCAGCGGAGCACGGTTATACGTGTGCGTTGACGGCGCACAATGCGGCGGGGATCTAACGGGCGACACCGCAGTCGAGCCCGTCACGATCATGGACGCCACAGCGCGGCAGGCGTTGGTGGACGATGTGCTTCGCAAGGTGGCCATGTGCCTCGACCCCGAAGTATCCCACAACTACGACGCAGGCACGATGGGGTACGACGCACTGGCGTGCGCAGAAGTCGCTGTGCGAGACATGATCGGCCACCCCCTGTAGCCGAATCCGCAAGCCCCTTGTCAAGTTGTATCGAGCTTGACAGGACACCCGGTACACGTAACAATGACATTGCAATGAACGCCACGCCACTCTCACAACTCATCATGGACGAACCCCTCGGCGATGCCCACCACGGCGTGGCAACTGTTTCGGGTATCGTCACCAGCGGCAGGGTGCAGGACAAGAGGTCCGGCCCTGCCGCACTACTTCCCACGGAGATTGATTATGAGCAAGATCAAGAACAGGCCCAACGGGGCATCGTGGCGGACGAAATGTCGTGCGTGCGGCACAGAGCAGACGTGGTGGCTTGCCAAGGGCGAAGCCGTGACGGGCGTAGCCTGCCGCTACTGCGACAAGCACAAGCTCGCAAGGCTACACATCATCGAGTAGACGAACACGCTCCCAGAGCCCAGCCAGGGCCTCTGAGGGCAAGGAGAGAGACATGCACGGACGAAGCAAGAGGCGAGATCGCAGAAACCTGAGACGCCAGTGCTGTGACGCCAAGGGATACGCATACGATGCTGGCCTGTGGAACGGCACGCGAGACGTGAAGGACAACGCGGAGTACCAGCTTGTCCAGTATGCCGAAGGCCAGAACGTAGGGCCTGTGCAGGCAAACGCTTTCCGATGACACACCGGACGCCGCCGGTCAACGCCTTGAGAAAAGGAACTTGGGCATGAGCCATCCTGACAACAGTACGCCTACAAGCCCACATACGGGCAACCCGGCGGCGTCCGTCACATTACCAGACCGCCCCGCAGATTATCAGGTATCGCTTGACGTGTGGGGCACATTCGATCCCGGCGAGCCGATGGTCAGGACGACCAAGGATGGGGATGGATACCCCGGCTCGCCCCCGTCTATCGACATCGAGGCGGTAGCCAGCGACGGGTACGAAGTGACGTCGCCTGACGTGCGCGAGGCAATCATCGAGGACATCCTTGGACAGCTCGCAGACAGGGAGGCAGCAGAATGAGCGACAGAATAATCATGCCATTGTTCAAGATACTGGTCGATGGCAAGTCATGTCACGGCGGCAGCTACGAATGGAAGCCCGGCAGGTGGACCAAGAGGGTTAAGGCTGCCGATGTGGCCTGCTGTAGAGCCGGGTATCATCTCACGTCCGACCCTTTGGCGTGGTGGAAGCCGAAAGCAACGTTGTGGCTTGCTGAGGCCGAGGGGCGTATCGATGGTGATGGCGGCGACAAAGCCGCGTTCGCCCGTGTCCGTCTTATTGAGCAGATCACGAAGGACTGGCGATTCCTGCCGATGTTCCCCCGCGTGCGTGCGTTCCTTGTTGCGTGTGCGAAGTCAGAGGATAGGGACGCCGACATTGGATGGGCGGACCTGTCCGGGGCGAACCTGCACGGGGCGGACCTGTACGGGGCGGACCTGCACGGGGCGAACCTGTCCGGGGCGTACCTGTCCGGGGCGTACCTGTCCGGGGCGAACCTGTACGGGGCGAACCTGTCCGGGGCGAACCTGTACGGGGCGGACCTGTCCGGGGCGGACCTGTACGGGGCGAACCTGCAC